TCATACATTTTATTTAATAGCATATCACACAAACCGCCTACTAAAATAAATGATGTGATAAAAATTGTTAATTCTATTAATGTTATATTCATTTGCTAACTCCTTATATTGTTTCCCATTTACTTAATTAATTCTCGTAAAATTATTATCATTCATATATCTAACAACTTCATCACCATTATCAAAAAATAATGTATAGCCACCGCTTGTTTGTGCTACCCACCTATTAGTATAATTTCTTCTTATTTGTGGTGGATGTACGAAATATGTTACTCCTGTTTCGTTGTTGTGAAATTGTAGTTCTAACCAATTTGCTGTGCTTGTTCCAACCGATATTGTAATTTCCATTTTCTTACTCCTGTTTAATTAATTATTTAGTAACTCCTTAAATGTAAATACTTTTAAACTTATATGCAAATATTTATTTACATTTAATTAAATATCTTTAGAGGTGAAACACTCTCCGAGGGTGAAAAAGTAAAAACTTAATATTATTAATTTTAGGTCTAAACATACGCCCCAGGGTGCAAACTCTCTAAAATAGGCTATTAGATGCCTTTAAACGCATTTTAAATATTCCTAGTATTTTCTTTACTTTCATGTAAATATTTTAATTATGATAATGAGAGTAATTCTCATTTAGTGTATTAATTTAATATTGAGATTGAATCTCATTAGGTTGATTTAACGGCTTATATATCCCACCCACAGCAATAAAGAAAGCCAAGTATTTTACTGTCATTATGACCGATTTTGCAGCTAAAACCGTGTATATCGTATTTACTTTAAGTAATTTCTTAAGTCCTCGTCTATAACTCACTAATTAAAAGTTTACATAATATATGTTATCAGACAAGGAATAGATTTTTATATATATGAATCATAGCCCCCCATAAGCGTATAATCCCAGGCTCTGCGTAACAGCCACCATCCCACACAAAATAGGGTTTTTAATGTCAATACAGCCTAATAAAAAAAAGTTTGAAAAGAATGTCAAGAATTACCTATATTTTAGCCATGGGAAGCATTGTTAAGACTACACAAAGAAGAAGAGCAGCCGAATTGATGGCTTTGAACCCTGATATGAGCGCAAAAGAGATAGCTGCGAAGATAGATGTCCACCAGGCTACTATAACGAATTGGAGGCAAGATCCTAACTTCGTAGATATGGTATATGATATCTATATGGTAGAGTTTGGAGCAGAGATACCATCTGTTTTAAAGGCTATGATAAGGGAAGCTAAGGCTGGGAACGTGCAAGCAGGCAGATTAGTGCTTGAGCATAGTGGTAAACTTGTAAAGAATATTAATATTACTGTAGACAGTCCTTTTGAGAAGTATTTAAAGGCTGAGGATGCTGAATTTGAGTATCAAGATGCAGAAATACAAGATATAGTGGAAGATATTCCTGACATACCAGATGTAGTGCTTCCAGAGCGTAATAAAGAAAACCAGCAAGAGCGTACAAGACAAGAATTTGCATCTATAAAGAAAGAGCGTAAGAATATTAAGCGTAAAATCAGCAGAAATAAGATGTATCACTTAAAAGAGAGGGCAAAGGCAGCAGGAGTTGACTTATTGCCTAATGGTCGCCCTACCAAAGCTACAAAAGAGGCTTGGATAGCCGAAATTGAGGCAAAAGAGAAAGAATTAGGTATTAAGTGAGGTATTGGTTCATGTTACTACTGTTTATGCAGCCATTCGAGGAATTTTACAACTGCAACAACCCTAATTTAGTTAATACAGACTTAATTCATGTGTGTTGCCCCTGGGATGAGCAGGATTTCTACACTGCGCACACAGGTGTTGTTTATTTAAGACCAAAGAGGAAGAAAGATAATTTTATTAAAGCCTACTATAGGAGAAAGTACTGGGATGCCAAACAAAAAAGCCAAGGCTAGGAAAATGCTCAAAAAAAAAAGACATTTGGAACTAAAAAAGCGCAAAAGGCAACTGAAGCTCAAAAAGCAGCAACAGAGATTAGACTCAGAGCGTATATCGAGAAAACCTATGGGAAAATCACATGAGTAAAGACATAAAGATCCCTAAGAGGCAAGGAAATTACTTAAAAATCACTCATAAGCACGCTAGAAGGTTTATTGATGGAGGTAAATTATGTTATCAGTGTAACGAGGTAAGAGATTTAGATAATTATTACAAAGGCGTTACTGTCTGTAAGCCTTGCTGCAGCAAGAAGGAAAAAGAAAAATGGAAAAAACAAAAACAACCACTATGGTAAGGGGGTGAAATGGCAAAACTAACGAACAAAGAAAGAGATAGTCATTTACAATGGCTAACAAACATGGTCAATAATAATGGGAAGGTATTCGCTGCGTATTTAGAATTTAAAGGTGAATCTGCTGATTTCCAGAAATTTTTAATTGATTTCAATGAAAAACTTAAAAAAGAGAAGGAAAATGATACAGAAACTAATAATTGAAGCTGCAATCAAGCTATTAGCTAAAAAATTTAAGTTAGACAAGGTATTGGCTTATGTTGAAGATGATAATGAACTTGATATTGAGGTTGCTAAGTTAAAGAAGGAAGTAAAAAAGCTGAAAAGAGATTGTTTGAAGTTTACTACAGGTATTAAGAAATGACTATCTAGTAGATTCCACGCCTCCAACGCCTTGAACTATGACTTTATCGTCAATAGGAATATCTTCAGGAACTAACTGGCAATAACAATTCTCCTTACAGACCGAAAAACCACTCGCTGGTAAACCTGCTGCTTCCCAGTTTTCCCAAGTATCAACCTGCCCAACACGACTCTCGCAATCATCGCATATTCTTGGAGACCCAACTGATACCCATCGCATCATTACGTTATCCCCATAAATGTTATCTTGTCCGATCCTAAAGCCTTGCATAATGCCTCCCACAATTCCTCGCTTAATAAGCACTCGCAGCTCTCCAAAGATTCTTCCTCCAGTCCGTAAATCTGTGTCAAGGATTCTGATGATTTCTCTGTCACTAACTCCTGAACCTCTAAGGATTGCAATCTCTCGCTCAATTCTTGTATTGAATATATCAATTCCAAAAGCAAGTCCGAGTGCAACCCACAAGAGGGTGTCTTCGTCTTGTTGTTCGATTTCTTCGGCATCTAAAAATTCCTCCAGATTTTCGTATTCTTCAGGCATTATTTCATTAAAGACTTTTTAATTTTTTCAGCGAACTTTTTAACCATTTTTTCTTCGTGTGGCTTCATAGCAGAAGACCCTGGTTCTGCTAGAAATGGTCTTGCAGGTTCTCCTCTTCCAAAATGGTGATTTAACCCATATTCTCTCATTTCAACACCACCAAAAATGCCTTTATTGCTTAATTTTATAGATTTCAATAATTCCCCTGTGTATTTAAGAGGTGTTTTATCATTAGTTTTTTCAGGCTTATGTCCTAACTTTATATAGTCGCTAGTTCCTGCTATTCTTTTATTTATAGTTGCTTGGCTTAAAGGAGCAAGAGAGCCTTCCTCTATTGGTTTTTTAGTTTCAGTTATAAATCCTTTAGCTTCATCAGTTATAGCTTCACCTATAATGCCTTCAATTTGCTCTGCTAGTTTTCTAAAGCTAAAATTAGTTTCTATTTTTAGTAAGGGTTTTGCCAAATTCCTCTCCGAGTTTGCGTGCTTTCATTATCCTATTGACGTTTTGAAGCAGTATTTTGTTGGTAATTTTTTCAGCCCACGTTTTTGGGTCTTCTATAATTTCGGCAATATCTCCATCAATGTCAATATCTAACTTATTCAGTTCTTTGATTTTGCTGACGGATTCTCTCAAAGATTGATTGTTGCTCATTTTCTTGCTTGTTTGCTTTGACAATTTCTGTTGCCTCCTCTATAGATAAATCCTTATTGTATTTCTGTAGTAATTGTGGTTGAGTCATTAAATTGTTTTGAAGCGCATGATTATCTGATAATATCTGATCTTGGACAGACTTAGGATACTCAGGCTCAATAAAATCAAGTTTAAGCTCACTTGGAAGATTTACTCCATTATAACCTGCTATAGCTCTCTCTACATGGTATAACTCATGCTCATACATTCTCCAAAGCTCTATATCATCTTGATAATCTTCAAATCTTTCTAAATCTTTAATCTTAAGTGCAATACCTGAAGGAACTTCGCCTCCATCTTGAGCAAATTGCACATATAAGTGATTATTCTGAGCTACAAGGTCTACCTGGAACTTAACACTCTCTATTACAGACTGAATATTCCCTCCTGGAGAAGCGATGCCGAATGTTGCTCCTTCTGGAAGGTCAAGTATTGAATCAGATCCTGTCCTTTTCATTCCTTTATCACTATATACGCCTGTAACAAATGGCTGCCCAAACATTTGGAATCTTAAACCTAATTGAAGCTCAGTCATTGTAATATTAACCTGCTCATTACAATCTACAATATCATTAGCCCCTTCTACATAAAAAGAATCTAGTTGATTTTCTCTGTGTGTGAAAACAAAAGGAATAACTCCGTAGCCATGCTCATATTCTGATATTATATTTCCATCTTCGTCATAATGCGCATACATATTACTATCCCAGTAAGCATATTCCAATTTACGAGTATCATAAACTTCATTCACGTTATGCAAAATAGGATAAGTAATTGCTTTCGGCACAAATGGATTATCTTCCATATGAACATCAAAATAATATACAGGTCTGTAGTCAAAATGAGGCATTTCAACATCATCTCTATATATTACTTGAGTTGCAACGCTACCTAGAAGTCTTGTCATTTTTTCAATGTGCTTCATCCTTGCATCTTTCTTGATAGTTAAATTATCATAAGAACTATTCACATTTCTATTAGCACCAACGTTATATATCCTTGACATCTTATTAATAAATCTTTTTGTAAAGTTTGCACTATAAACAGGAATCTCTCTAAACGCATCTGCATCGAAATAAGGCTCTATGTATCTATTTATTTCTGTCCCAGAATAAAAGTCTAGCAATTTATATATTTCTCTTCTCCTAGCTTTTGCTTGACCTAACTTATATTCTTTTATCGAATCTGCTATAATTTGTTCTACTGTAGTCATTATCTAGTCCTCATTATTAATTTATTTTGTTTAATTGGGAATTGGTTGATAAAAAAATACCTCATCATATCACAACCATGGTCATGCCTTCCATCTTTTAATGGTTCTTGTTTCAAATCTTTATTTTCAACAGCTTCTGGATAACGATAGTTTTCCAAATCTTCAGCCAATCCCAAACATTTATTATCCAAATGTAGATAGCGATTGCCATTGGCGTTTTCAATATATCCTCTAACATGACTAATTCCTGAAGCAATATTTCTTGATACCTTATCTCTAATTGACCTTACATTTATTCCGTTTCTTCTAAAAATCTCTATATCTCCCAGCCCAGACTGTCCCTGAGCTTGCATACCAGCAGGATCTCCGTAATAAGTCCTAACATTATATGGTTTTGCTTTGATTTTCGCAATAAGTTCATCAGTTTTTATATTTTTCTCATGTATTATCTCATCTATTACGTTTATATGCCATTCTCCATTTACTCTATGTATTTGAAACCAACCAACTGCTGGCATACGATAACCAAAGTCAATAGAGCAGAAGGTTGGGTAGTTAGGGTTATACGGGTAATCCCCAACATCTTTATTTCTATCAAAGGGATATACCTTGCCTTCAAACGAAGTAAATGCACTCCCAAACTCCTGGTCGAACATCTCCTTTGACATATTCCTTTTTCTCTCAATCAAAAAAGCATCATCTAAACCATCAGGAAACGCATATTGGTTTTCCCAGGATGGCGCTTGGTGTGATTCCCACAGCTTATCTGACTTTCCAAGCAGATATAGGTCATATATCCAGTTGAATCCTTGTGGGGTAGTAATAAAAATACCTTTACTATCTTTTTTATCAGCTAAAGTAGGAGATAAGTACATTTCCCATATCTTCCTCTTTACTTTAGCAGCCTCATCTATAACAAGTAGATCAAGACCAGCCCCCACTAAAGAATCTGGGTTATCTGCTGACTTGGCTTCTACTACGCTACCCCATTTGAAGCGTATGTATCGTTCTTTCTCTGAGGCTTTTTCAACATCATTAGCTTTGCCGATAACCATTCGCTTCCAAACTTCTCGGAACATAATGTCTGCTTTATCGTAGGAAAGACCC